ATTAAAGAAGCTTCAATCCTTGAATTGAACGACCTTGTAAAAGCTATCGAAGAAGAATTTGGTGTAACTGCAGCTGCTCCTGTAGCTGTAGCTGCTGCTGGTGGTGCTGAAGAAGCTGCTAAAGATTCATTTGACGTTGAATTGACAGCTGCTGGCGACAAGAAAGTCGGCGTTATCAAAGTTGTACGTGAAATCACAGGTCTTGGTCTTAAAGAAGCTAAAGAACTTGTTGATGGTGCACCAGGTGTCATCAAAGAAGGCGTTGCAGCTGCAGAAGCTGAAGAAATCAAAGCTAAATTGGAAGAAGCTGGAGCTTCAGTTACTCTTAAATAATAGAGCAACTACATTAGTAGCTTAAAAACGTGATTAAACCGCTATTCTTAGGAGTAGCGTTTTTTCTTTTTGTTCGAGAAGGGGCAAAAAAGGGGCAAAAAAGGGGCAAACTATCTGTAAAGTTTATCCAGAACATCAACAACTTTTGACTTGATGTTCTTGGTGACATGGGTATAGATTTCCATTGTGGTCTTTCCGTTGTCTTTATGCCCGACTCTTTGGGTGATGGCTTTTAAGGGGATATTGTTTTCTGCAAGTGTGCTGATAAGAGTGTGTCGTAGGATGTGAGGGTGCAGCGGTTTATTGATTGGATTTTTAAGAGTAGCGTTAGCATTCTTCATCAACTTACCAATGCTTGATTTATGAATAGGAATACCGCTAGATGAAACGAATATAAATCCCATATCTTTATAGTTCGGGTTTGTATTTTTTCTTAGTTCATGCAACTCTATAAATTCTTCAATAATCTCAATTTCTTTATTCGTTAAATCAACCACTCTGATAGATGATAAGGTTTTGGGCGTAGTCTTGATACCCTCTGAACCCTTGCGTGTTGGATCTAAAGTTCCGTTGATAGTGATAGTACGGTTTTTCTTATCGTAATTTTCAAATTTAAGCGCACCAGCTTCACCGACTCGGCAACCATTCAAAGCCATAAATTCAGCCATGCGGGCAACGTGATACCCTCGGTTATATTCTTTCATGGCTTTTAAGAGTCTCTTTAATTCGCTCTGTTCAAGGAACTTATCTTCAATATGCTCCATGTTTTCGTACGTTACGACTTGTTTTGGCAGCCTGACACGTTGGATAGGGTTGCTATCAATCAACTCTAAATCTTGAGCATACTTGAATACCATACTTAGCACAGATTTATGTTTTTTTAATTTGATGTGATTGTCCTCTGAATTTGTAAAATATTGTTGAGCATATTTAGCAGTGATATTTTTTATTTTAATCCCTGGAGCAAAATTTTCTTTTACTTCATCGACCGCATAGACCATAGTTTTCTCGGTAGAAGCTTTGATAGACTTTTTATGGAGCTCCCACCAATCACTTAGCACGTCTTCGAAAAGCATATCAGAAGTAGTCAAGCTTTGTAACTTTTCAGCTATCTTTTCATCTAGTAGTTTTTGAGCTTCCTTCTTAGCTCTGCTTGATCCTGAATCGAGCGTTATAGCTAACCTTTTCCATTTCTCGGTATAAGGGTCTTTGTATCGTTCAAAGAATTTGTATTTTCCGTTTGGAAGTTCTTCCATCCACATTGATTTTACCTCACTTTTTTGATAAAATGGGTATAGTAAAGACGGCTTTTTAATGCCTTTTACTATCCAGTATATCCTCACACTCAAAATTTGGCGATGGCGAGTGTGGGGATTTTTTTATTTATTCAAAAAATCTTTCGACGTTATTTGCTTGTGCTTGAGTTAGTTTTGTTGAAATAGTTTTTATTTCACCAGTTGCAATATTTCTTAGTAATACCGATGCTGATCCTGGTTTTTCTTCTTGTGTAGTAACTGATGTAGAATTGATGGTTCCTTTTTTCTTACCAGAAGCCCCAACCATTCCGCCAACGATCGTTCCAAGTCCCGGCGCTAAAGCAGTGCCTAAAGCAGCACCAGCAAGTGTGCTAGTTTTCTTGCCTTTTTGCTTGGTTTTTCCTGTAGTAGTTGTACGTTCGATAATTGTAGAGCCAGAAAAACTAAAGTTTTCAAATTCGTAAAGTACAGGTTCTTCTGAGTACATACCAATGTAGTATTGACCATCAACTGTTTTTCTGACAGTAGTAGAACTAGTGAACTGATTTGATGCTGGTAATGTGATTTTTGTTTCTAACGATGCTTTTTTTCTCATTTCGTTAGCTTTGTCTAATCCTTCTGCAGTTTTATCAACTGCAGATTTTGCTAATTCTTTTAATTTTTTGAAATCCATAATTTTATCCTATCAATTCATAATATTCATCAATGACCATTAATTCGTCTGTGACTGTTCTAAGTTCATGTTTTTGCATGAAATGTAGATAGTTGAATGATTGATGGTCATCTGATAGTGCGAGTTCTTCTTCTAGTAGTTTATGGATCATATGCCTATTAGCTTCATTCTCGCATCTAGTGTGGTTGTTTTTATATAGTGCAGTAGAATGCTCCAGATGTCCTAATTCGTGGTATATGACCCGTTTTTTTGCGTTCTCGGACAGTTCACGGTTTATAAAGATAATACTGATTTCTTTGATATAAACTCCAGGTCTTTGCCAAAGTTCATTATCAAAGTAAGCGAGATTGACACCGTGTGAGTCAACTAACTCTTCAATAGTCATAAGCTATCTACCTCTCAAATAAATCTCAATGATGTTCTGGATGGCGTCAATATCTTCCTCTGTAAGTGGCTTGCCATCGAAGGTCTTGGCATTCTCTGCCATTTTTCGTAGGTCGTCAGACGTGTATCCTGCGATTGTATCATTATTGGCAATAGCAGGATTATCTGTCCGTCCGAGCAGGTAGTCAGTGGATACGTTGAAGTAGTTAGCGATTTTGGATATATGTTCAGCAGATGGAGTCTTTTTATTTTTAAGACTGTAAATGTAATTTTTCCCCAAACCAACCCTATCTTCTAAAGTGTTTAGAGAAATTCCCTGTTTTTTAGCTAAACTTTTAATTTTTTCGAATGTCTCAAACATTGATACATCAACCTTTCTGAAGCATTACAAAAAAATATTTTATTTTTTCGTCTAAAAAACTTGACAAAAATTAGACGAACGACTAAAATAGTATTTGTAAGTAATTAACAACTAAAAAAACAACTAAGAAATAAATTATAAAAAATGTTTTGGCGAACGGTATTTATAGATTTATTAGTGTTTTTATTATGCTTTCATTTTAGACGAACATCTAAAAAAAGTCAAGCGAAAAGACAAAAAAATAGTTAAAAATTTAGTTGTTTCTTATTTACAAATTTGTAAAGAGGGAGGGACGTATATGCCAGATATCGCAAACGGTCGTGAAAGAGTTAATGCTTTCTTGAAAGAGAAAGGCATTAAAAAAACAACTCTAGCGGTTGCTTATGGCTTTAAACGACAGGAAGTAACAAACATTCTAAGTGGAACGACTAAAGGTCCACGAGCGAACAGTTTCATTCTTCAGGTTATTGAAGATTACGGGATTGAGTAAGAAAGATAGGAGGAATGACATGAACGAAGTTATTAAAGTGACTGTGAATGATAATCACGAGCCGATTGTATCTGGTCGTCAGTTGCATGAGGCATTGGGAGTTAAAACAGCTTATAAAGACTGGTTTCCACGAATGACGGAATATGGATTTACAGAAGGTGAAGACTTTAGCTCATTTTTGAGCAAAAGTACTGGAGGTAGACCTAGCCAAGACCACGTCATCAAGCTAGACATGGCTAAAGAAATCGCCATGATTCAGCGAACGGACAAAGGAAAAGAAGTCAGACAGTACTTCATTCAAGTAGAGAAAGACTTCAACAGTCCTGAGAAGAATATGGAAAGAGACATGA